TCGGTAGTTCGCTTGGTGTACGACTCAACAGCATTTTTGTGAGACTTCATGCTGCCAACTTCACTGATGCGTTGTTGCCATTGCTTAATAGCTTTCTGGGCTGCAGCCTTACCACTTTTAGTTTTAGCTTTGTGGAAACGTTTCTGAGCATCTTCGAGGTTCTGTTTGTATTGAGCTCTATCTCTCGAGATGGTAGCCGTTGTCCGTGACTGATATTCAGCCGCCGTACCTTGCTGTTTCAACTTAGTCTGGTAGTGCGTATAAGCTGAGCGAACTGCCGTTCTGCGTGTTCGCACAATTTTTTCCAAGTCGCTAGCACTAGTGTTGTAGACAATGCAGTACTTACCACGCACGATTCGTAGGACTGAGCCACATTTCTTAGCAATCGATTCAATCAGTTCTAGTGGTTGTCCGTCAGCTGTATACCCCTTTTTAAATTGCTTAGGGACTTGCAGTTTAATGGACTTAAGCGGTATACCAGCCTTCTTAGCAATCGCCTTGATGACTTGCTCAGAACCGGATTCTTTTTTGAAGGTAAGTGAAACGTCTTTCTTCTTCGAATAATCAGCACCTTGAATAAAAGTAAAACTGAATTGAGAGTCAACGCCAGACCACAGCAATGGCGGTATTTTGTTGATGTTTCCCTCTGTCAGTACCCCTACATCTCCCTTGTACCCAGCGTAGAGTGTGACGTGTTCACCCTTTTTAAAAAGATTACGAGTTTTCTTAGACAAATTCATGATGGTAACTGTGGCAATATCAGGCGTTGGTTCACTGGAGAAGGGAACACTAAACTGAATTTCCAGTAGATGATTTAATCGATTTAGATTCTCAAAAGTCACCTTTTCCTTCCCATTATCGAGCACGAGTTTGATACGCCGGTCGACTTGATATTTAGTCGCCATTGTCGTCACTCCCATCTTCACCAATCCCAACATAGCCATCGCCATTGAGATCATCACTTGGATCAATGTCATCAATCATCAAAAATACGGTGTGCCCAAATGTTTCGGCATTAACCGACGTAGCCTGACCTGATTCGTCCATTGGTACGAGGTCACAAGACGGCAGAAGTTCATCATTGGAATATGCCCATAATCTACGATTTATGACTAGTTTCTCACCCAAAATGATTGGGTTAAGGTCCTCGTCGTATAAATCGACCACAAAAAAATCACCGACAGCATTGTAAGAAAATCCCAAGTTGAAAGTGACATCATTCAAATCAATTTCAAAAATCTCCGGTAGATCATCTACATCTACTGGAATGTAATCCCTTTGAGACACCACCAATCACCTCACTTAACTCTTACTCGAACGCCAACTGGAATTGACCGATCAGGATACCCATTCCACTTACGTAAATTAGCAATTGAAGCCCCAGTGTCTTGGTGGTACCCCCAATAGGTGTCTCCTCTTTTGCTGGTTCGAAACTGTTTTTTTGTTTTCTCCGACTTAGTGCCACCAGTCTTCCCTTTCTTGCCCTTGCTCGTTTTACCTTTCTTCTTGATTTTGGAAGTCTTGGCAAAGTGAACAAATTTCAGGCTCATAGTAGCTTCGATAGTTGATGCATATTTTTCACCGTGTCGGGTAAGGTCCTCAATCTGGAGATGCTTGTAATAAATAACAGCACCCTTAAAGACTACTTGGGTACCGTCAAATCGCCATTTGTTCAGTTTTGACCAAATCTTATTAGCTTTAGACATGGTGTCCTCTTCAATCAAGATTGAAAGAGTTATTGTCTTGCTTGAAGGACGTGAATGATCGGTAATCGGTTCACCCTTCTCAATCGCATACTGAGTCACTTCTGATGCAGAGTCATCGTCTTCTGTTTTTGCATGAATCCCAATACGTTGAGACTTGCTGTTCTTTCCATATTCATGCATATATGCACCGAAAAACTCGGTCCTCCCATCCCGAGTTCTCTTATATACAGGTTTTACCATTAAGCTCCTCCTAACAGGTCTTGAAGTTGTTCGAAACTATCTCCGAGTGCTTCTTTGACCCACTTCATGACTTGTTGCTTATTAACCGTGCCATTAGTTCCGGCTTTAATGTTGACGTTGATTGTCGGGTGAAAATCAATCTTAGGTTTACTGCTACGAGAAGTAGTAGACACTGACTTGTTAACGATTTGTTGTGACTCTTCGTTAGGAAATACAGTTCCGGCTGAATCTGGCTTAAAGAGTTCTGGCCCCTTCTCACCAACGATTGACCACTCGCCAACCTTTGGACGACCGCCCTTGGCATATCCACGAACTGCGACACGCGAAAATGCCGCGCTTGAGGTACCGTACTTTCCCCTGATGTAGTGAACAGCGGCCAGCAAGTTGTCATATCCATTGAAAATGTTTCCATGACCGCTTAGTTTGTTCGCATTGAAGGTTCCACGTTTTGTTTGTCCAAGTCCAAGTGCTGGTCCTGACCCATCTCCGTCTGGATCCTTTCCAGGCTGAACTGCCTTTGGATTGCCACCGGATTCTCGCTTGATCATGGCCAACATGTTGCTAACGCGGTCTTCAGTTGCACTAATATGGTTGGCTTCCAGTGCCTTCTTAACAGCGCCACTCCAACGACTTACTGAGCTTCCAGACGGATCGCCCATAGAACCGCCAGCCGAATCAGTTTGAAGGTGCTTACTAATCCACTCCAGGGCTGGTTTTCCAAGCTCTTGCTTGAAAAGCTTCTCGACACCAGTGTCCTTAGGCTTGCCTTTTTTCAGTCCGCTACTGGAGCCGTGCATCTTAGTGACATCAAACCAATCATTATGACTGAAACCACCGTGGTTCCAAACAGAGCCCTTAGAAACCCCGATATGGACGTGAGTTGCTGTACCAACGTTGTTGTGGCCTAGTGTTGCGACTGTCTGACCGGTCTTGACCGTGTCACCAACACTTACCTTGGCATTTTTGGCCATTCCGTATTCTTGGTAGATTTCTTGATAGCCATCATCAGACTTAACGACGATGGAGTGTCCAACTGCTCCCCAACCTGAAGGCGGATACCCAACACGAATGACTTGTCCACCATGAACTGCTTTGACAGCTGCACCAACAGCTCCAGAAAAGTCGACGCCATCATGAACTCCGCTGCCTCGTTTAGCACTAAAACCATTGGTCTCACGAAGCCCTGGCGTATGTGCCCAGTTGCCACCAGCTCCGTCACCGCTAATGGTGTCGTTAATGACATTCCAACCAGCTTTATACCAAGTGGGGCCAACCGAATCAGCGGCACCCTTTGCAGTCGAAGTAACTCCACGCTGTAGGCCCGTTCCAGAAGGCTTGATTTTGCTGTCGAAATCATTTTTCCATGCTGAATCTGGCTTCTTTTGGTTCTTGGTAGCCAGACTGATCAGCTTATCATCTGATGCACCGGTTCCCTTGGCAAAATGCGGTAAGTATGGCTTAGCCCTTTCGACCTGTGACCCATTGAATACCTCGTCGCCTTTACGAAGCGGGACCGCTACATTATCACCGATTGGTTTCAACAGCTGGTTACCACGAGAAACGAGTTCTTGCCGAGGACCTGTAGTAGCGTCGTTAAGGACTGCCACACGATCACTAGCAATCGGTCCCTTTGAACCCATTGCATAGTGAATCGGTTTCAAGACGCTCTTATTGCCACCAAATTGAGCCAGTGTGGTATCAATGCTACTAATGCCGCCGTTCATCGACTTAATGGCTCCAGCCATACCATCGTGAGCTTGGCCTTTTAGCTTACCAAAAATGGACCCAAAATCACTAACTAGGTCCGTGGTAACGCTGTTGAATTGCTTATGCATCGACTTCAACGTAGAAACCGAATCAGAACGCGTGTCCGAAACTTCACCCGTTACTTGTTTATGGAACTTCTTAGTTTCCGATTCAGCGTCACTGTTAGTATCGCGCCACAGAGATGCATTACTCTTGCTAAGCTTCTTGAGTTGGGAAGTAGACTTCTTTGACATGTCACCGTAGTTTTTGGTGACAGATTTCGACATCTTTTTAGATTCCGAAATTGAGTCCTTTGTGGTCTTCTTACTGAGCCCTGGTAGTGCCTTACCACTACCACCAGCAAAGCTAGGTAAATATCTGGTCCCCTCAGCAAAGTTAGGTAGCCGCTGAGAGTATCCGCCACGCGACATCTTTACTACATCACCATGATTGTAGATTCGATCACCGGTGCGAACCTGCATCAGTTGAGCCCCACTAGCCCCAACTACATGGAACTGCTTGCCCCGTTGTAAAACCTCGGTTCCGTTTTCACCAACCATAGCCATGCCAGACTTGCGAATAGCACCACCCGCAGCCTTAGAAAATACAGAACCTTTGCCCAAATTGTTGGTAGTAGTCTTCGGCGTGCCAAGCGGATTGCTCTGCTTTGCCAGTGACTTATCCAAACCATGTTTCTTAGTTTTAGTTGGTTGGCTTGCAAAAATTCCATTTTTTTTGTTCTGAGCAATCAGTGTTGGAATGCTGTTGATCACACTAGCGGCCGAACTCGACCAAGCATCTGCTGCATCCTTAGCTTCTGCTTTGGCTTCAGCGACAACATCGGTATGCTGTTTCTTAGCCCACTTTAAGGTTCCTTGGTATTGATCACGAGCCTTGTTGGTCGTACCAATGTACTGGTCCTCAGCGTAGCCCTTGATTTTCTTATACTCAGTAGAATGGACATCATAAAGTCGTTTGGCTGCTTTAACGGTCTGATTATAACGACTTTCTGCGGCTGAAACTTCGGCCTTATAGTTTTTCTTAGCCGAAGACTTGGTCAAGTTGAAAGCCTTGTCAGACTGGCTCTTAATTGACTTGAACTGACTGGCACTAAGCTTGGTAGTTTGTGAGTCTAAGCTCTTTGCCAAAGAAAGCTGCTTCTTATTCCCTTTGTCAGTAAGCCGTGCAATATCAGCATTGAGTTTCTGAATCAACTGCACACGATTAGCACCGCCATTGCGTTCATCGCGTTCAATGGCAGCGTAGTCGGCCTTAACCTTTGCTAAATGTTTTGAATTGTACGAGTTCTGTGAGTTAAGCGCCTCTTGTGCGGACTTAGAACTTGTCGCGCCAATCTTTTCCAAGAAGCTTGCTGCCTTATTGCTTTTGGCGCTTGCCTTGGTAACGTACCCTGACAGCGCACTATACGCCTTACCGTACTTGCTAGACGTAGACGACAACATTGCGTTCTGATCAGCCGTAATTCGTTTGGTCTGCTTCATGCTCAAGTCAGCAGAAGCTTTGGCCCAGTCCTTATTAGCTGAACTTACAAGTTTAGTTGCCGTTTGAGTTGCGGTTCGGGCATCCCTAGGTAGTGAATCAAAAGGAGTAGCCTGCTTAGTTTCGGCAGATGATTTGTTGCTTGAACGTTTGGCTGCCGTAGGTACGTCCTTGCCAGTCACGTAGTTCCATGCTGACCCTACTTTGTTTCCAATCCATTCGTCAGTCCCGATGCCGCCCTTAGATTTTTCTCCTCGAGCCGCCTCAGACATACCTTTAGATTGGCCAGAAATTGCAGAAGGCAACTTATCAGCGATGATTGAGATACCACCAGCAACGAGGCCTGCCTTGCCAAGCGACATAAGTGCCGACTTGCCTTTAGCAAGCTTTCCGCCAACTCCAACAGCTCCAGTTGCTGCTGAGGTAGCTGTTTCAGTGCTACCCAATGCCGCTGATGTTGATGATAGAACTTTTTCAGAAGTAGCTAACTTACTGATAAAGCCGGCCGTCTTAATGGCCGCGCTGCCTAGTGTTGTGACAACACTAACGATTTTAGCTGCAGGAGCTAAGGCAGCCACCGTAATGGCCGTCCAAGTGATCATCGTCTTTTGCGACTTGTCTAGGCTGCCAAACTTTTCAAGCAGCCCTCCCATGCCAACCGCCAGCTTGGTGATTGATGGCAACACAGTCTGAGCAAACGTAATTG